TTTATCATGGAGCAGATTGAGTTTTGTCAGACTCATCCTGTGTTCGACGGGTTTAGGCATGTTATGGTACGTGATCCACACGTGTGTCTTACGAAGGATTTGATCACATTGAAGACGGTATCCGTGATTGGCGCTTGGAAATATCAATTACAAGCGGTAGCCGATTGCGGGCTGGCGGCATATGGAAACATGCCAATATTCTGCGATTTTTATAATCAAATGAATGTTGGCGGCCGTCATAAGAAAGTGACAAATCAAGAGTACGAAAGCGGCTTAGAATGGCTGGCTCGACGTATGAATGTTGGTTATTCCAAGCCAACAGATCTATCGCGAGTTTCTTTTTGGCTGGCGTTTGACATCACTCCTGATGAGCAGGTGACCATTGAACATTATTATCGCTGTCGGAAAACACTCGAGTTTTCTCCTGGCCCGGTTGGTTTTTATAACAAACCACCGGAATTATATATTACAAGACCAGATTACTTGAGGTAACTACGCTATCATCCCAATAGCTCATTTTACTTTCTGTTATTTAATAGATTTACTATCGTATTTATTTACTTTATTCCATATATCACTATCAATATGGCTATGGTACCATTCGCTGAATATGGCGCCACGGCTGGCAAGTATGTCATACAGCAGGCGGCTATGGCACTTGCTAATAAAGTCGGGCAAGAAATCCAAGAACATGTCACATTCGAGAATGTGGGCAAAGCTCTCAAAAAGCTTGCCCCGGGTAAGAAAAATAAAACTGTTCGCGCGGCGGCTAAGAGAATCATTTTCAATTCACAGGGCAATGTCGTTAATGCTCCTGCGGCCAAATCTTATGCTGTTCGTCGCACTGCTCCTCGGTTTCGCTCAACCGCTGGTAGGTACATTGTATCTAACCGTGAGTTCGTAAGTGAAATTTCAGGGAATACCACTTTTGGTGTTTCACAATTTACTATTCAACCAGGATTTGGTCAAACTTTTCCATGGTTGGCACAAATATCTAACACCCACCAAAAGTATCGTTTCACTTCTCTCAAGTTTACCTACGTTCCACTAGTAGGGACTGACCAACAAGGAAGAGTTACTTTAGTATATGCAGTCGACCCGCTTGACCCAACCCCAATAAGCAAGCAGGAACTATTTCAATACCCAACTTCACACGAAACAAACGTCTGGACCTCAAACGATTGCGTTGTTCAAAACCAACCAACTCCATTATTCACCAGAGCATCGTACGTCGATAACACTGATTTAAAAACGTACGACTTTGGCCAAATCTTTGTTGGTGTATCCAATACAGCAGTCAGCACGGTAATCGGCGAATTATTTGTCGAATATACCATTGAATTAATCACACCGAAACTAAGTCACTGTCCAGCATCCACCCTTTATTTTACAGGAACCAGTCTCAATGTCCATCGTCAATTCGAGGGACCTGACCCTAACGATACGTCGTACAAGGTGTACTTTCCTGGTGGAACGTG